TTGATACTCCACTGTCCATGTGAAGTTCCAGAATCTGATAGCTTTTTGGAATATTCAGCGAGCTGATGCCTTTGTCGGCGTACCAGTTCCGACTCACGTCTCCTAGAGTAACATTACTTCCTCCATACGCTACGATTCGTCTTGCAAGTGCACGGACTCTCTCTGCCTCGGTGTAACCGTATCCCACTGCTCCACTGTCACCGGCTCCGTGACCGGCTATAATAAATAAATGTGCCATAATTGCTCCTTCCTGTGCGACGTCGCACATATATGCTATATATTATGTAAGAGGACGATTATTCGCCCTCTACTTACACTGCTGTTTATATAACTGATTTACTCCAGTTGCCGCTAATCCGCTGGCCATTCCGACCGCAACTGCATTGATCACATCGCCGGCCGGAAAGTCCGGCATTGTGTAGAGTCCGGCAACGCCCAGAACTCCACCACATACAGCCATGATGACCGGAATCCATTTATCTGGAATTTTCTCATATGCCTTGCAGCCAAGTCCAATTACATAACAGATTGCTACGATCCCTACTACTGTTCCTGATGTACTAATATCCATATTTAATCCTCCTGATCATGCGCTTGCTTATTTATATGCTTCTGAATCTTGTCTATTGCTTCTGTAACAGGTCCATTACATCCCTGTTCTTTCAAACCTTTCAGGCAAGCCAGAATTCCATAAGTAAGCAAACATTGTTCTGCTTTCATTCTTTCTATCTCTTTATCCTGCTCATTCTGTCTTAAATACCACTTGTATACTGCGAAAACAGCGGAAAAGATAACCACTACGGCCGTTAATAAGCTTCCAGCAGTAATGATTGTGTTTACGTCTACATACACTCTATGTACCTCGATTCTTTAATTTTGCGTATAAAAATAAGACCTTACGGTCTTGCTCTGATTTCCATATAATAATCACCTCGATTTTGGACGTAAAAACACCAACCATCGTATTTTGATAGTTGGTGTCTCAATTAATCCTTTTTTAATGCTATTATTGCAAGTGTAGCAGCTATAATGTCTGTACTAGTATTATAAAACACTTTTCCAATGTGGTTGTTAGCAATATCATTATACCAGTCATCATTACATGTCATCACAACTTTAATTACAACAATTATAACAAGAACTATATTGCAGGTATCTCTTAATATTATCTCCGTTATACCCTTGTATTTCTTCGTAGTTTTATCCTTTTTTATCTTATCCAATTTGTTTGAATCAAATACTCCTTCTTCAATCTGGCAAAGCATTTCTTCACATATTTTTTTAAGGAAATTTACATCCAACAATTCCGAAGAAAATATTTTTATTTTTTCATTATACTTCAAAATATCTATCTGCAAATAACGTAAATGTTTCTGCCATAATTCATCTTCCTTACTTTCTCCGTAGTAAACATATTTCTGTAATGAATGGGTTATGATATGTAAACTGTCGCAATAATCTTGTTCTTCAACATCATCTGGTATATCTACTATATATTCCAATATTGATCTAAAATCATTAATCGTCTTAATATTTATTACTACAAGATTCAAATTAAAAACATATCCAATTATAAGTGTTACTACCATGCATACGTATGCCATCACTCCCAAATACATCACATATTTTTTACTGCAGTAGTATCCATATATAAATATCGATGTACACAAAACAGCAGCCGACAAAATAAGCATCACTATTATTAATATTTTCCCTTTAGTATATCTTTCTATTTTCTTTTTTATTTTATCTTTGTTCATACTATTTTTACTCCTTCCACTGCCATTATACAGCAGAAGGAGAAGTTTTCCAAGAAATATTCATTTCTTGGAAACTACCTCGCATATAATCTTGTGATACCTCCTTGGTACAGATTTTATCCCCAGTAAGTAATAATATAATTTATTCTAATCGATACTGAACCAATATTGGTATTAAATACTGCATGCCAAGCTCCATTCTGATAAGTGCATCCTTCTACATGCACGCTAGTAGCAGCCCCATCACCATTCGATACTGCAATTGCCGTATTTCCATTTGAGCTATTGCTAACACCCAACAAACTATTAATTTCTGAGTTGCTAAATAATTGTCTGGATGTTCCGGTTTTTCCTGCTTTAACTACTTTGGTTCCTGCAGTCATCCTATGTACGTTTCTAGGATAGAAATCGATCAGGCTACTCATACCTCTGCCATTCACATACGTATCCGTATCATTAACTACTAAGGACGGTACTGATGCCGAGCCACTCTCATGAGATGCCTTCGTTGAAATTCTCGTAGATGAATTTCTAAGATACGTCTCTGCTCCATCTACACCTATTTCCAAATCTCCTATAAATACCTTTGCGCAATCAGCACCCTCTCCAAGTCGAATTTCATCACCTTTAAAAATTGCAAGTTCTTCCGAACCTCTACGCACCTGTACACTAGTTCCATCTATAAACACATTAAATCCAGCAGCATTTCCAATAGTAGCGGTTGGAGCATATGCCGGTTCAGATGCTACTCTCCAGTTTGCTCCATCATACGTGAATGTTACTGTTGCTCCATCAGTCCAGTATACATCCCGGACACCTTGGATATACATTGCTTTTGCGCCTGTACCGGCAATATTAAGTGTTGGACTGGATGCTGTATTTGCATAAGTAAATTTAACAGCTACGGTCGCCCCGGCTTTTAACGAAAGTGAACCAGCCGCCAAACTTGCAACTTTCGCTACGGTTCCGGCTGCAGTATTGCATATTGCATAGAGCATTTGTCCATCTTTACCAGCTACCCCTGTCTGCCCTTGTGGCCCCTGTGGACCTTGTGGTCCTGTATTACCTTTTACACCTTGTGGCCCCTGTGGACCTTGTGGTCCTGTATTACCTTTTACACCTTGTGGCCCCTGTGGACCTTGTGGTCCTGTATTACCTTTTACACCTTGTGGCCCGGTCGCACCAGTATCACCTTTCACTCCCTGAGGTCCCTGAGGACCTGTAGCTCCTGTGGCTCCCTTATCTCCTTTTTCGCCTTTCGCTCCTGTTTCACCTTTGATCTTACTCCATGTATAAGCTCCCACCGTAGTAGGATCCGCCCGATTAAAGTCCGTACACTGTCCAATGTAATCCCCGACTGTTTCTCCAGAATTTGATGTGAATGTCTTACCTCCATCATTGGAGTATTTAATGTGCAAGTATGATGTTTTCCCATCTGCACCATTGGTTCCTGGGATTCCCTGCGTACCCTGTTCTCCCTGTAAGCCTTTGAATCTGTACCAGGTATATTTGCTTGGATCTGTCGAATCCGGCTCCGTATAGTCCACATAGGTTCCAATATAAGTATTCGGGACTTCTGACATCTGAGATGAGGTTGGATTCTCTACAGGGGAATATTTTATATGAAAGTAACTGGTCTTTCCGTTCGTTCCATCTTTGCCTGCCGGTCCCTGGGGACCTGTTGCTCCGGTGGCACCTGTCTCTCCTGTTGGACCGGGGATACCCTGTTCACCCTGGAGACCTTGCAATCCCTGTAAGCCTTGAGGGCCTTGTTCACCTTGCGGGCCCTGGGGACCTTGAAATTTACTCCACCGATATTTTGTCGGATCTTCAGAATCAGCTTTTTCAAAATCTGCATACTGTCCCATATATGTTTTCCCGACAGTATCTGTTGTCGAAAATCCAGTTTTTCCATCCGCACTGGTCGCATAAGCAAAATGCACATAACTCGTCTCGCCGTTCTCTCCATTTTTCCCTGGAATTCCATCTGCACCATCTTCGCCGTTGTCGCCTTGGAATTTTCCCCACGTATATTTCGATGGATCTGTACTGTCATCCAGTTCATAATCTGCATAGGTTCCAATATATTTGTTTGGTGTTTCCGTCATGTCACTGTATGATGTCGGGTTCGGTACCGCCGAATATTTCATATGGAAATATGTTGTTTTACCATCTTTACCCGCTGTTCCCGGAATGCCCTGTTCGCCTTTTATCTTTACCCATGTGTACTGCATCGGATCAGAAAGATCAGCTTCTTTCGCAAGCCGGTTCGTAGCGATTCCGAGATAATCTTTTCCGTAAGCATTGGCCGAAATTCCCGTTCCATTTTCATCATCTGCAAAGGCTGTCCATGTATAAAAATTACGATTCTTGGCCATCTTCTCAAATCGCTCTGCCAGCTCGATGACTTTTGCATCAATACCGCTTCCCTGCCTTACATAATCCCCTAACTCTGCTTCTTTTGTATCGTTCGATTCTGACATCTCTAATTTCAACAGTCTTGCAGTAAGATATATATTATCGTCATCATCAACAATGGATACCGTGTCACCTACCTTCACCCCATCTGGAAGATATAACAACTCTACCTCATAGGTAACAACTTCATCACAGATCTTCTTAAGACTGGATACGGCTCGATTGCACAATTCAGATTTCGATGTCGTATCGTATGTAAAGGATTTTACGATATGTCCAACATCATTCTTATTCTTTTCTGTCTTAATCTGATACCGACTCCACTTTTCCAGTGCTTTCCGGGATTTCACATAGGATCCTTCTACATAAAAATCTCCGTCATCATACTTATAACCATTTAATGTAATCGGTTTTTCTGATCCTTCCGGTGTTCCGCCGGTACAGCGGTATGCTGTTGCAAGATCTGCGATGGAACTCTTGATTCGAAATCCGCTAACCTCTTTGCCAACAGTCAAAGTAACACCCGAATCATTCCCCCTATTCTTATACACATTTATGTATCTTCCGGTCACAGTCATATTCTCGACTTTGAAGCTGAATTCAATCTCAGCTTCAAACTGTGTAGCTACGCTCAATAGCCTTTCCGTAGCTGTAGTTTCACCGTCCCAGGATAACTTTCTTGTAAGATTGCTTACTTCGTTGATCCCGATTTCGAATCCGGAATCATATGCAAATTTATTAATGTAATAGGCAATGTTATAAGCTTTATCTGCAGCATATTTTCCGACCACTTCATTTAACAGATCCAGTCCCGCATCTTCAGCATAGATGGATGCATCCTTTTGAATCGGATCTATCGTCGAATCAATAATCGTATATACTTCCACTTCACTGCTGTCCGCACTCTGTTTTAAGATGAAATTTCCGACTGCAGCAAGCTTCTTCACATCAACTTCCTGTTCTTCGTCCTCATCCGGATTTACAAAATTGTAATCCAAATTGCATTCAAAGATTGCCACACCTTCGGATATTTCTTCTGTCTTTTTATCATTTGTAATCATTAGTCCCTTTGGCAGTCCGGTAGATGCTGATCCAAGAATGTTCATTGCCCTGTCAGCAAAATATATGATCACAAGAACACCTCCCTGTACTTCATTTTAAACGTCGGTTTCTTCGCCCAGCTGGAGCACAAGCATTGAACCTGATTAACTCCCGGCTTCAAGCAAAATGTTTCCCAGTCATTTCCAAGAGCTCCCAGATCCGGCTTGGGCAGACCATTCATCCGAATTGATCCATCTGAACAATTTGCAATCAAACTGCAGTCCTGCACAAATTTATTCGGTACATCTTTCCATTTTTCTACATGTAACTTCTGAAAATAAAAAGCATTGATCCCGTTGTATGTAAGATACTTATTCCCTGATCTTGTTCCTCTCTGCTTAATCGCAATCTGAATCTTGGCACATTTCATATCTGCTATTTCCGGAATACTAAAGCTCGGATAACTGCCATTATAGAAAAATGTAAGTTTACTGCCTTCTTTTCTAAGATCACAATGTCCCCAGTTCCAGTACCACGGATTTTGCTTCCGCAGATGACTTGCCATATAAGTGTACGTTTTCAGCACACGTCCCGCCTGCTGATCGGTACTCTTCTTGTTCGGATTGTAGCAGACTAGATCATAATGTCCTGTATTTCCGCTCATATCCGATTTATACCAGTTCACACCGGCAATAAGCTTATCGTCCGCTGTCAGGTAGTTAATACACATTTCTCCGGTCTGTCCCATCAATCCGGCATAGAACAAGATATGGAAATAAGAATAAAAGTTCTGGCAACCTTCCTGATTGCCGGTTGAATCTGCAGGAAGAATGATGGTTCTGAGTCCGCCATTTGCACGACCGATCTGTTCCCCTGCAGACTTTAAAGAGAGAAACTTAGTATTAAACCACGTCGATGTGCCAAGAGATCCTTTTGCTCCATAGAAAGGATGCATATAATCTGTTCCGGATGTATCATCCGGCGCATTAAAAAAGTCCTGCAGTGTAACCAATGTCTCGTTTTCCTTGTACGTCTCTCCATCGTCCTCTTCGATGCTTCCGAACTGTAAAATATGTTTATCCTTATCAACGAATCCGATAAAACCGTTCTCTCCATTTTCCATCACCGCTTCGAATAGCGGGTGCGCTTTATAAGTTCCCTTGTAATCAACAACAAATGTTGTTCCATCATCTGCAGTCGGTATAACCTCGTACTCTTCTACGGAATATTTAAACGGATCTGCACAATAGAACTCAATTTCTGCAGTAATCGCATTTCTGCCATGCGGCACATCGCCGGCATTTACCTTTGTTCCGACATAATACTTATCCGGTTCGTCCAGGAAGATCAGCTTCGCTTCTGCCACATCCAACAGTGAATTCAATTTGTTGTAAGCATTCCGGAATTCTGCATTGCTCTTAGCGATCAGCTGATACCCGACAGTGATCGTTCTTGGTTTATATCGTTTTCTTCGATACCTGGATCCGTCCATAATCTCTGTAGATAGATCTGTTATTTCTGTTTCGATCATTTCCCGGCCGGACACATACAGTGTCCGATATCCGGGAATTACATTTTCAAAATAGACTCCGTTAAAGTTGAGAGCTTCGGAAGGCAGTATCTGCTCTTCCTGTCTCTCTGTAGTGTCCACAAATTTATACATATCCGCCCTCCTTATCTCATGCCTTTCTTCCTGAGATCTCTTTTCTGCTGCTGTTCAATTTCTTCTTTGGTGTATTTCGCTGTTGCCTTCGCCACCTGCCTGCCGTCTACTTCAACAGGGACGTAAATGGTATAGGTTTCGTTTCTGGTGTAGTCATAATTATCATTCAGATCTTCGATGCCGATTCTTAATCCAGCTCCAATTTCCGGAACAGGAACTAAATCCGGAATGTCTACCAGTTTCCATGCTGCCTTTTTCGCATCTGTGACCCTGTCAGAAATTCCATTTACCCATCCTTCACCGAAATAGCCGCCAAGCTTATCTGCTACTTTTGACGGACTATGGATCTGTGCCTTCGCCCGGATTGCCGCCTCTGCTGCAGCTGCCAACTGCGCTGCAACAGATCTTACATGTCCAACCTGACTTGCCATACCATTTGCAAGTCCAGCTCCTATATACACACCACAGCTGTACGAACCGGATCCAGCTGATCGCATTGCTGACACTGTGGATGCAGACATGGATCTTGCTGTGGATACTGCCCGGTTCATTCCATTGCGGACTCCGTTATTGAAGTTGTTTCCAACAGCATTCCCGGAGCTCCTTGCTTTTCCTTCTGCGTTTGAAAATTGTCTTACCAATGTATTAACTGCTGACTTTGCTCTACTTCCCAATGCGTCCAGTCCGGAATTCACCACATTTACACTGACACACATACCCGTGAGCGAGCTTTGAGCGCTTTTGGCATTGCCGGCTATTGATTTCATACTTGAATTAACAGACTTTAATGCTACCACCATTGCAAGGGTGCCAACTGCGCTGCCTGCCATAGCAGCTCCAAATGCTACCACTACAACAGCCGATGCTCCCATTCCGGCCGCAAGACCTAATGATAATGCTGTTAAGGCTGTCAGTACTCCTATCGTTCCTGCCCCAGCTACCGTAAGACCGGCGCCAAGGGCCAGTGTTCCCGCTACCAGAAGCAACACACCCGCTGCCGCAATCAGGACAGCTGCACCAACCACCGTAAGTCCGGCACCTACCACTACAAGTCCGGCACCAAGGACAATGCATCCCGCTCCGGCTACTGCAGCCCCAGCGCCAAATACGATCATGCCTGCTCCGAGAGTTGCGATGCAAGCCGCTCCCTGAATTCCATATTGCACAATGGTCGGAAGCACACCTGCTACTATGGCAAGCCCAACACTTGCCAGCAGTGCTCCGGTTGAAACCAGTAATATAGCTACACCAAAGGCAACGAGACCTACTGCTCCGGCTGTCAATGCCGGTCCAAGTGCTGCTGCGCCAAGGGCAAGTCCGGCAATTGCCGCAACCATACCAACCATGCATCCTATAGCAAGCGGTCCCGCATTTGCCAGATTAACGGCCGCCAGTGATAATACAGCAATTACCAGAAGCAACACACCCGCTGCCGCAATCAGGACAGCTGCACCAAAGGCAATGAATCCGGTTGCTCCGGCCGTCATAGCCGGCGCCACATTTTTGGCAACAACCATTAAGCCTGCCACTGCAACCGTCATGCCAACTAGTACTCCTGCTGCAGCTGGGCCAGCTTGAGCTATCTGTACTGCAGAATACGCCAACACAGCCAGTCCCGTACTAACCATTAATACACCTGCTCCTAGTGCCAATAGTGCCGGTGCCATTGCCGTTAATTTCTTCGTTCCTCCAGACATAGACGACAACATCTTTGTCATTCCCACAGCAAGTCCCGTGACGACTCCAGTCAGACCAGCAAAGATGACTATTGCGCCAGGTCCGGCATTTGCCACTGCAACCGCTGATTGTGATAATAAATAAAACCCTGCACCAACCGAGAGTACTCCTACTCCCATCATCATAAAAGCTTTCGCTGATGCAACCATTTTTTTCGAACTACTTCCACTAGACTTTCCAACGACTTCCTGTCCTTTGGAAACTTTAAACAAACCCGGGGCTATCTTTTCCAGTCCAGCCTTCGCCAGTCCTCCGACTGCTCCCGTAAACATTCCGACAAATGGAACAACTGCTTTAACAATTTTAAATCCTTTATATGTCGCATACAATTTTGGCAATAACGTAATAGCCTTTGCCACTTCTTTATCATGATCTTTTAGAAAATCCGCAAATGTAGTCAATGCACCTGTTGCTGTTCCAATGCTTTCAGAGAAATTATCCACACTTTCCTTTTTTCCAAATGCTCCGGTAAGTTCCTGTACTTCGTCAATAATCGCACCAGCTGCCTCTCCAAAGGCTGTCCCTACCTCTTTTGCATCTGTTTTCAGCACGTTCCAGTACGGCGAGATTATTTCGATGGCTTTCGGTATCCCTACAGACAGCTTTTCAAATCCCGCATCTATCTTCCCTGTCATGCCATTGATTGCATCAATCACTTTAGGCTTTGCGAACGTATCATAAAGCTTCATCATTCCGCTTACTGCAGATGCCTCCAAGTTACCCATAGCGCCTTCAAATGTTGTTACGGATGTGGCTGCTTCTTTCGCCATGTCGGTCATACCAATGTTATTGATAGCCTGTCCGAGCATGTCTGCGGTAATTGCACCCTTTTCCATTGCTCCTTTGAAGTCGTTCCCTAATGTTGGATTCAGCTTAATCAACTCTTTCCGCAAGCCTCCAGCAAGCTGCGGACTGGCATTAATGATCTGGTTCCAATCCTGCGCATGTAAAGCTCCTGCCGACATTGCCTGTGAAAATGCAAGTGCTACCGAGGAATATTCCTTTGCACCTCCGCCAAATACAGCAACTGCATTACCGACTGCTTCCGTCAACTTATCTGCGTCTTTGATTCCATTTGCCGAAAGTGAGCCGAATGTACTCATAACATCCTGCAGGGAGAATACTGTTTTATCTGCATATGTTTTTAATGTACCTGTTGCTCCGGCTATTCTCTGTATTTCCGCTTCGGAATACCCGGAAAATCTCATAGCTGCCTGTAGTTTATACATAGAGTCTGATGTCTCTATTGTTTCTTTCGACAAATCACTGACTGAATTCGTCACCAGCGACATCGCCTTTCCACCGATTGCAGCCATTGCACCGAATCCAAGACCACCGGTGAGAGTGGTTTTCAGATTATTTGCATATCCCTGGCATGATTTCATAATGGATGAAAAGTTTTTGTCCTGCGCTGATAATATTGCTTTTACACTATACGACTCTGCCATCCTCTCACTCCTCTCTATCCAGCAGTTTGGTTATTCCAGCAAATCTGGATGGTTTCCTTCGATTCTTCATTTTTTTCAGTTCTTTATCGAAATCAAAGAACTGCCGGAATCTCTTGTAAACTGGTTTGGTCTTGCCTTTGCCGGCTTTCTTTTCTGCCTTTACCGCAAGATTCAAAAATGCCTGACGATGTTCATGTAAACTCTCGTCAAGCATCCGAAGCTCTAAAGCCTCCATCATAAGTTCATATTCCGCCAATGTCAGCTGATCCACCTGTTTAAATGACGTGAAGTCAAAATACCGGAAGCAATTCCTTGCTACGGTTTTATATAGGTCTTCTTCTGCTACTCCTGAGCCTGCTGTTTCTTCGCCATCTGTTCTTCGTACTCTTTCAAGATCTCTTTCACTGCTTTCTTGGTAGCATTTGCTTTTGACAAAAAATCTTTTGTTTTCTCCATGAGTTCATCGATGTCTACCTCTTCCGAATCAATGTAAGAATCTAACATTGCCTTTGTTACTCTTGGATTTTCTCCCTTATTTGCCAAATCTAACAGATCTACCAGTGCATTCGGTTCCTGGTCAACCACAACACTAGCGATCAGATACCTTGCTCCTATTTCTTTTGTTGTTCCCGGCATTCCCTGAACCGGAACTACAGTAAGCTTATTTGCTTCTCTTAAGAATCCCATTCCAAATTTAAACTGATATACTGTTCCGTTGATTGTAAGTTCCATCATATTTTTTTATCTCCCTTCTGTGCGATGTCGCACATCAAAAAAAGAGGACGATTCTTCTCGCCCTCTTAAGCTCCTGTCTTCTGAGTGTCTGCAAATACATATGCTGCTACTTCCTGCTGTTCTGCAGTAACCGTTGCATAGCCATCTACACCTTTTCCTTCCAGCCCAAATGTCAACGATAACTCAACATTATCCTCTGCATTGGATGTCTTATCAATTTCTGTAAGATATCCCTGGAAGTATTTTGCCTTAAATTTATCAGTCGAGCTCGCCTGCGGCTCTGCTAAGTTTACTTCCCAAATCTCCATCTTTTCATCATCATCGAGTGCTGCTTCCAGCTTATCGATGAACTCATCTCCTTTTTTCAAAAGGCTTGATGCTGTGATTTCTCCTTCTGCTGCCCCCGGTGTACGTACTGTGCCGTCTTTTGTCACTGTTGAATCAGCGTCCTTCGACTTTGTACGTTCATTTTCTGTTGTGAACGCAAGTGCTGTTGCATCATGATCTTTCTTTGTACTCAGGATGCGGTACAGATATACGATCTTTTTGCCTGCTACTGCTTCTGCAAATAACTGCAGTCCATATAACTTTCTGTTCTTCACTATTGTCATCTCCTAACTAAATTTATATCCCACTTCCAAAATTCCCATAAGAAGCGGCTGTTTCGTTGTATTATCCGGCGTAATTCTTTGTGTCGGTCTCTGCACATTCCAGGCATAGTGTGCTGTATGTTCGATAGACCTGCAGATCTTTTTGATATCTGCTAAGATACCAGATACCGTTCCTCTCTGCCGTATATTATCATGCCAGACTTTCAACGTTAGATTAGTCTCGCCGATAATCTCATTCTTTGTAGCCTGATCACTCTCGGAACAATCCGCCAGGTAAACAAAAGGATATGGTGTGTCCTCCGGCGGTAAATCCGTGTCATACACACCAATTCCCGTATCCTTATATTTTTCTTTCAATGCCATCAAAACAGCACTGAACAATTCCTGCTGTGGATCCATCTTATCACCTCACAAGCTCCTTCATATCTGACTTGAATTTTTCCTTCTGTTCTTCAAATGCAGGCTTTAAATATGGTTGAGCCTTCATAAATCTTGTACCCAATTCTACATGCGCCCCATACTCTGCTGTTGACTCGACTTCTGCCGTTTTCCCACCATCTGTAATTTCCAAAGCAATTTTTTGTCTCAAATTTCCTGTATCAATTGGTGCATTCTTTTGTGCCGTTTTCTGCAACTGCGCACCGTTTTTTTTCACAGTTGCTTTTACTTTCGATAAATCCAGATTTTTAGTTAATTTAGCCTCTAACTTTTCAAAACCAATCAGCTTTACTCCCATCATATCACCTCCGACACAACATATACCTGCTTCGTCCGAAGCTTCCTGCTGAAATCTACGCCATATGTTTTATTCCCTACGCGAATCCTATCAAATGGCCGGTCGTAATGATTCTGCAGGTGAATGGTAAGGCTGCCTTCCTTAATTCCGGAATAGACAAGCATCATCGTATTCGTACCGGTATCCATGACTGAGGCAGACTTCATATCTTCCGATATCGTGTCTTCCCCGTAATTACCGGTAGCCGGATCATACTCTCCAGGGGTGAGTTTCTGGAAGTATATAGGTGTGTCATATCTCATAGGAATCTCACCTTACCTTTCTTTGATTCTTTCTGATCATCCAGATATGCCCGGATATCATCCATGTATCCCGCAAAATCATTTTCTGACCAGGAAAGGCTTTCCCCCTCAACACTGTGAGAGGAAAGTCCTTCTGAACCGATTCTGTTGAACCGTATGATTGACACATCCAGGATGATATAATTCATCTCTTCCGGAGGTTCCAATCCCCCGAGAAGAAAGCGCAGTCTTTGTTTGGTGGCCTTTAAAATCAGCAGTAATTTATTTTCTAAGGCTCCGTCTATTTCTTCCGGCAGTCCCAACAAGGCTTTCAGATCTTCAATCATACGCTCCTCCTATTCTGCCGGCTCTTTATTTTCGGGTTCCTTCTTTCCGGCTTCTGGTGGTTTTTCATCGACATCTGTATCGGTCACATTATCCTGATCCTCTTCTACCAGTTCGATCAGCGGAGTGTGCTGTTTATTGTTACTACCGGCCAGCTCCTCGATTCTTTCTTTGCTGACATCTACTCCTTCACGAGGGAAGATATCTCCCTCGTCATAGGAATGATCGTTATCATGGAGATCAATAAAATGCTTGGTTACCTTATACATACTTTTTACCTCCTATGCTCTCGGATTAACCGTTACAGTCACATCACCGGAACGAACAGCTTTGTAGTTCTGATCACACTCGACCAGTGTGATATGGTGAGTTGCTGTCGAAGCAATCTCTGATTCACCATCCCACTTAGACCAGTTCTTAACATCCATACCGTAAGTTACTGCTGTTGCAGCTGCAGCATCTTTGTACTTCCAGCAGTTTCTCATTGACATTAACTGCTCTTTCACTGTCAGCTTTGTGGTTCCTGCTTCTGATCCAGCCTCTGACGTTACGCTTAATGTTCCTAAGGTCTGTGTATCAGATTCGCCTACAGAAATGTATGCGATTGCATCCAGATACTCACAGAACAGACGTAAGCCCATGATTGCGTAGTTATCGGAAATCATACGACTATATGTTCCTTCTGTGTGGAATCCGATAAAACCTGTCTCGGAATCTGTAGTGAACGGCAGCCCTGCTCTTGCAAATTCGGAATCTCCCGGATCAACATAATATGCAATCATGTTGTTGAGTGGAGTAGCAACTACCACATTCTGCGGAACCTCAGAAGTAACAAATACAACATCCGCTCCGAGGAAATTTGTCAGATACTTGAATCCGAATGCAGTCTGCAGTGTAATATCTGCTGCACCGAGATACTTGTACACATCCAGAGTGTTTACCCAAACAGCTACTCCGGTTGCCGTTCTCTTCATCTTCTGGAACTTAGCCACAACCTTTCCGATCGCCATTGCAACAGCCATCTGCCAAGTTGTTTCGTGTCCTGTAAGAGATCCGGCTTTTAACTGTGCGTAGAATTTATCAGTCACTACATTCTGCAGATCGGACTTGAACTCATCATCCGTATCCTGTACTGCCGCCTCATAACCTTTTTCCGAAATGGCTTCAAGAGATACGCCTTTACGATATTTTTCAATCTTGATCGTATCAAAAGGCTTTTCTTCTACTGTGTATCTGGACATCGGGATTTCTTCGCCTTCTCCAACATCTCCTGACTGCAGTTCACCTTTTACCGTTTTGGTCTTTAATACCGAATTGTTTTCCTTCCTGATCATTCTGGTAATTCCCAGAATATCTAACAGTGCCTTCAGGTTCTTACCAAATGATGTGACAAAGTCAATCTCTCTGGCTTTTACCTGGACCTGCACTTCTCCTGTCAGGTTATTCGGTGCTGCAAATACCTGCAGACCTAATCTTCTAATATCATGCATGTTTCATACTTCCTTTCTTACTGAAATAATGTGATGTTCTCAGCAATCAGCTTCTGTCTTTCTGACGGATTCTTCACTGCTAAGATCTGATCCTTTGTCATCGATGGTTTATCTCCACCATTGCCTGCTTTTGGAGATTTCCCTTTTAAAGCATCTTTCACTGCATTCTGTACCGCTTCCTTGTACATAGTTGCAAAAGCTTCCACTGCTGCCTTAGTTCCATCTGCATCTTCTGCTACAAGGTTCATAACCAGCTCATCCGGAATAGCAATGTTCTCATCTGCCAGCATCTTACGGGCTTCTTTCGCCATGTCTGATCTGGCATTCTGACGTTTCATCTCTTCCAGGGCATCCTCCGCTTTCTTCGCCCGGTAGTTTGCCTTTTCCTCATTGGTCATCTGCGCAAGCTTTTCAGCCTCCGATACCTTATCGTCCGTCAGCGTCTTCCATTTGGTCTGTGCATTTGTCACAGCCGTATCAATAGCTTTCTGGACACGCCGGTCGAACTCTGACTGATTTCCTTCCAGCTTCAGGAAATCATCAAATGACATTGTTGTGTTGCCGTTATTTTCAGGATTTCCCCCAGCTCCAGCACCGTTTCCTTCTCCGGATCCACCGCCGTCTCCTCCAGGCTCTGTAAATAACTGCAGGTTGCTCATTGGAATTCTCCAGTGATTATTCATGTGTTTCATCTTATCTATCCTTTCCGCCCCAACCCATTCACTTAAGCCCAGGTCGTTGCATCTTGAATGTGTAGTTTAACGACATCCCGGTCACATTAAGTTACATGATCCGGACATACTCCGGAAACTCCTCGGCAATCATACAGATGCCAATGAAAAAGGAATCCACCAGAGTTTTTGACTTCTCCGATAGATTCCCATACTTTATATCCACCCTTCCGGGAGATATCTCATATTCAATTTTATCGTCTGTCAGGTCCTTTATGGACTTGATCAGTGTCTGTGCAAGTGCTGTTACACCGGCACAGACGATATCTGATCCGGAAACAGCATAATTTGCATGCCCCGATATCTTTATTTCATCCTTGCGGACGGTTACTTCAATCAAATTGCATCTATCCTTTCCGAGAAAAATGAGTATAAAAATACCACCAATCATTATGATCAGTGGCTTTTCTAAATAAACGGTATCATATCTTTTACATCTTTCAATGTTTTCTTGGCTTTCTCAATCAATGAATTTTCAAATAAATACTCTATTCCCTTTGGAGTGATAATAGCTTCTTGCAAATCACCAAAAATTACTCCGTCTTTTGTGGAATTAACCCTAATCCCTTTAATATACTCTTCGTTAATCAAGCTTAAAAGAATGTATATCCAATAATTTTCTGGAATATTGTACGTCGATGCAACTAAATACTCAGCTTCTGGTTTTTCGCCCTTTTTCAGGCAATCGTAAAGGTACTTTAAAACTCGGTATACAATCACAAAATAATCATTTTGAGCCATTTATCTCACTTCCTTACTCTTGAAGTAATTTACACTTATTCTACAAAATCTGGCAATTCTTTTTTCAGCTTTAATGATTTTTTTATATCTCTCACATACGCTTTATATGAGCCTTCTCCGTATTCCAGCTCCATATATCCATCAGGAGTACGACCGAACATTTTGTAGTAATCGTCATATAGCTTTTCCAACTCTGGTGTCATTTTTCCATACCACATTACTTAACACCAAGCTACTATATCTTCTTTCGGGAAAGTGTTCTTTTCGCAATATTCTTCCAGACGTCTCAACGCATGTGCTGCATAGCTCATATCATATCCGTCCGCTTTCTCTTCAATATCTCTTTCCCTTGTTGTTTTTCTAAAAATAACAATACCGTATTCTTTTGAATCTTCCGGATAATATCTGTACTTTACATCCGCTTCTGTAACTTCAATCAATTCAAGTCTCAGCATCTTTTCATATCCATTCTACTCATTACAATCAACTGCCATATCAAAACATCTCTAAAGATGTTCCAACATCATTACTTTTGAATTGGTTCAATTCCTGGCAGGCAGCCGTGATTCACTATATAATTCATTTCTTCATTAGTCAGTACTTTAAAAGGGCTTTCCCATGAATCATCCTCTGTATCAAACTCCGGAATTGCAATATCTTTAGGTTCACAACCCAATTTATCGCATATTCTTTTATACACTTCATCCATGCTACCACACCTCCATATACACGCCTGCTTGCTCCAACCATGTTCTTACTTCTTTATCATACCCTTGCGTTTCCATCCGGTCAAGGGCAAATCCAGCATTCACAGAATTGAATTTATTCTTATCTACCCAATATTTGTACACCTTACCGTCATGACAAGCTACCAGTCCAAAATAGTACCCTCGGTTCACACAAGTCATCAAATCCGCAAGACTCGGCACACTGCTACCTGGATGGTTATGTATTGCGATAATCGTTTCTGGCTCCGATTCTTCCAGCAACTGCTTCATTTGTTTATTCATATTCGCCTTGCTCTCTACATCATAGTCTTTGTTCACTGCATATTTCCCATTGACTACATTGATAAATGCCAAGTCTTCAAATCTTGTACCCGATCTGTGATTTAACATATCCTTGGAAATGTTCCATGCTCTACGATTCACCTTTGAATTGCCGGATACCTGATTGAATTTCTTTCGGTATTCCGAAGACGTAAGAAGTGATTTCTTCACAACTGTATCAGCATATTTATATTTCTTTTTACTTTCTTCGCTTTCCCTTGAAGCCTTCCAATCTTCGAAATTCAATCCATGTTCCTGATAGCTGTTTATCCACTCCTCATAAGCCTCATTATCCATATATGCTGCTATGCTACAATGGCAGTTCGGGTGCATTGGTGGAGCATTCTCTCCAGGCATCATATCATCTACCTTGAAAGGCTTCCCATCAAGTGCTTTGCACACCGAACACACATCGTTATTGCCACAGGCAATATATTCATACTCATCAAATCCATTTCTGACAAAGGATTGCTTCTGAGCTTCTGTCTGTACCCTTGCAAGCTCTGTCGTCATGAGCCTCTGCGCATTATAAGCACTGACACCGAATCTCTTTTCCAGATGCTTTGCAAGTTTCTTCGGATTCTGTCCTCTGATCAGTCCTGATGCAAGTAATCCTTCCAGCTCTGCTTTGAGCATTCCCTGATACATCCAAATACGATCCGAATATGTCGCATTCTTAAACGATGCATTCACAATTGCATGAGCGTATTTTTCATTCTTAAGAACGGACTTGCCAAGGATACCGGCTTGTCTCTGGAACTCTTTCAGTGTTCTGTCGGTCAGTTTCTTATCGAAATATTTCTGCATCTCATCAAATCCTGATACCATCTCAAGACCGATATTTGCCTTCAGGAGTTCCAACCGGTTCACCTTCATGGTCAGATTATAGATCCTCATCTCTTCATTTGCCCGATCGGAAAAATCTTTTGTTTCAACATATTTCTTTGCCTTCCGTTCATATGCTGCAATATCCAGCTTGCTTACTCTCTTCTTTGCCTCAGCCATTGTGATGCCTTCTTTTGCAGCATATTTAGTGTAAAATCCGTTGATCTCTTTATTGATCTCATCCATCATATTGGCATAGATTTCTTCAATATCTTTCTTGTACTGCACCTCCGAGATCTGGTTTTTCATGGCGTTTTCAGCCTCTCGTTTCTTCCAATACTCACTACTCTTCATTGCCATTTACACCTTCTCCAAGTATTTTATTGAAAACATCAACCGGTTCCTCTCCATTTCTTTCCGCATATTCTTTTATGATGGTTATCATTTCCAATATAGAGTTTTCATTTCTTCCAAGCACCGTATACTCTGCTTTTTGATTTTCTTCCTGTTGTATTCGATCAATTTCTCCCTGCACATTGTCCACTACAGACAGTACACCAAGCTGTGTTTCCTGTGATACAATTCCTTCAAGGTTGCCGGCGATCTGACTCTCCTCCAGTACATTCGATGGAATATTCGGTGTGAAATGATAATGCAGTTTCACCCAGTCATCTTCTTTCATTCCGGATACCGGATTCGAAAAGATCAGCTTATACCGCCGGTTCATTCCGGATGTAAACTTTCGTTCTTTTGTCTTGGCCAGATTACTCATTCCCTGCAGCTTATACTTCATGGCAATACCGGAGCTTGTACCGAAATTCTCATCCGAGATGTTCGCAACCATGCTGATCTGGAATATTAATTTCTCCAAGCGATCAATCAAGTTCTCCTGTGTGGTATCTCCGTTTGGTTTCTGCAGGAAGTCAACTATAACAGTATTGGCATCTCCTTCCAGATTAATGATTCTGTTATCGCGAATATGCTCCAAATCTTCATCTTCCAGCTTGCTTCCAAGTACTTTCATGTATGCGTCTGCAAAATAATCTACATCATTTGATTTCTCACTGATTGCTTTGTTATAAGCATCAATCATCGAGATTGCCGGTTCAAAGATGCATGTGCGTTCTTTGTTCTCCACATACTCTGTAGCTGGCACCCCGTCAAATCCATGTATCTTTTCTTCTTCCTCCCAAATAAGCTTTCCCTTCTGGGTAAACCAACGTATCTTCTCCGCATCTGATACGCTTCCATGCAGTACATCATTCGAATCTATGTACAGTCTAACGAAATACCGTTCCCTGCACAACACCGAATCATCATAGATCATAAATGCATCAAACGGTGTCAGATATGTAATCCCGATATTTCCCAGTTCATCTACGTAATACATCTCATATCCTTTGCCGTAAATACAACAGATCTTCGACAGCTCCGCATTGTTATCGTCCTGATCATTGTACTGATCCAGGAGCTCCACATATTTTTTGATGTTATCGTTGGTATCGTTATCTACGGAAATTCGGATCGGATTCCCGATAAAATATCCGTTAAATGTATCCACCATATATTTTGCAAAGTTCACAGCAATGCGATTGTCTGGTTTATAATCCGGCTTCGGCTTCTGGTGAAAAATTTGGTAGTCTGTTTCATACGCATCTTTCAGATGTTTAAACCGAAAGGCACACTCTGCATTATGTTTTGCTATGAATTCATTTAGTTTGTTATCTGTCAGTTCTTCTTCTGACGGTAATCGAAATAACACTTCACAGTCCTCCTTTCAGGTTTCTGTTTAGTTTCGGCTTAGCCTTACGTTCTTCTTCAATGGAATAACGCAGCATAGCCATTGCGTCATCAAAAAATGGAACTGGTTCTTCCAGATAAGTATTGGTACGCTCATCCTTCTTCCACTTCCATTGTTGTATTTCCTTTATGGTATTCACACAGGACGGATGTATGTGAATCCTGTGTTGCTTCAAATAGTCTATCTGAGCATGAACACTGTTTGTCTCTTTATTGACTCCTTTTGCCCTGTATCCGGCTTTCTGCCACATCTTGATACGGTCCGGTTCCGCAGAATCGCACCACATCCTTAGTTTTTTGTTGAATCTTCCGGCGGCAAGCTTAATGATCTCCTCTGTGTCCATCTCATACACATACAGTTCCTGAAACAAATACAGATCTCCATCCTTGAAACCTACCTCGCCGATACAGTTGGCATGGTTAAATCCAAAGTCCTGTGAGTTCACAATGTAATCATAGTTCTCCGGATTCCGGTCAAATTCCTCTACGACATAATTCTTAAGGATAAGACCGGCAACCTCTCCCCATTCACCCAGGCCATACACCCGATAACCTTCCGGATCTACTTCCTTACGCCGGAGCATACGTCTGTGATACGCTTCATCAATGAACCGGTTGTTCTCGTAGGTTGACTGATGCGTCAATACATCCGGATCAACACGATCAAAGAACACTTTCTTAATCCAGTGATGTGATGACACCGGATTGAATGTTAACCTGATCTGGTAGAATAATCCCTTCGGCAATATACCTCGAAGTCGGTCATCGATAATTTCAAAATCTGACTGTGTAATCTCTGTGGCTTCTTCTATCCAAACATCGGTAAGCTTCCCGCGCTTAAAGGTAATTGATTTAAGCTTCTCACGTTGCTTCTCGTCATTTACTCCACGAAAAATAATCTGGTTATGATTGTTCTTACATTCCAGAAGCATATTTGAAGTATTGATGTACCAATACTTCTTATAGCTTTCTCCGAACATACGAAAAATAGCACTCTGCAATTCTGCAAAAGTGCTATCTCTATTCGTTACATCTGCTTTTCGGACGCACAAAAGATTACGTCCGGGATCATTCATTAAACGAATAATATAATTCTGTGCCGTGTCCATACTCTTTCCGGATCCGGCAGAACCTTTCATCACGATGTAGCGTTTTTTACTGTGATCAACCTCTTTGAAACCGGCATTTGCTTCTACCTTTATTTTCATCCGGTATCATCCTCACCGTAATCGATCGTGATGTTCAGGTCCATATCTACATCTGTTTCAACTTTATCAGTGAACAGTGAATATCTTTTACCCAGGAGCTCTGCAGCCTTTAACCGTTCTTTTTCTGACGGGGATTTTTCCATCGTCCTCGCTTCGCTGCAGCCATCACCGGTTCCTTCAACTACAATTTCCTGTGCCGTGCTTTCTCCACGAAGAACAGACGTCAGATACTCAATTACTTCCTGTGCATCTGCAGTCTTTTCATTGTGAATTTCTTCCATTCGATCAGCTATATAGTTTTTGACGTCTACATTTGTCAACAATCTGCTTCCGGCTTTTCTTGCCACCTCATCGCTTTTAACGTTCTGATATACCGTCTTGTAAGCCCGGGTGGCATTGCAGTCAATCAAATATTCATCGCAAAATCTTTTCTGTTTTTCAGTCACTCAGACTCACCTCCTGTTTTTTGCATTAGAAAAGCACCCCGGAGGGTGCCTTAATATTTTATTATCTAAACAATTGTTTCATATATACATCTTTACTTAATTCTTGAATCATCTCTTTCTTATGCTTACTATATAAATCATTGAATTCTTCAGCATATTCTTCAAATCCCTGTCTTATCATGTTTATGGTAATTCCTCTTTGGTTAAAGAACATTACTACTTCATTCATTTCAGTTGTTTTTCCATACCGAAGCTTTTGGAAAATTTTTTCAGATAGAGCTTCTTTTAAAACATCTAGTAATTTCTCGATAAATTCTTTCTTAGTTCCATCTCGCTCTTCATCATATTGTATTATAAATCCTCCACTAATTTCGTTACACATTTGTATAACTCTTTGAGACGTAACTACTTTATCATATTCATCAGAATTATTTTCCGTTAAAATCTTTTTGCCCATTGACTCCAACATAAGATTCATCTTTCGTACCAATAAATTCATATCTTCGACAGTGTTTTTTATATTTTCGTCATTTTTTTTATCTTTCAAAATTGCCAAATATTTTTTAAACATATCTGACCACTGCTTACTTAGAAAATCCTTAATCTGAATCGTTTTGCTAAATTCGATAATAGGAAGATTCCCAATATTTTTTATTTCTCTAATAAAGCGAAAAACATTGATATTTTTTACATTTTTAAAATTAATCTTGATTTTTTCGCTCTCTATTTCTTCATAATTTTCTTCATAAATCTCGTATTCAACATTTACCTTATTATCTATAAAAACATATATCGGAATTCCTTCGTCCGCTGCGTTTTTAAACTCATTTCTGGTTACAGAAATATACTCTTTGAATTCATCTTTAATTTCGCCTTCTGCAGGACTCCCATAATTTCCTCCTATAATCAATACCACCATATCTGCACTACGCATGGTTTCATAACAAGAACCATCTAAAGGAAATCCTGGAGTATATCCAATATCTCCATCTTCAAACATAATTGGTTCAAAGTCATGTGTCTTTATAAAATTTGACAAATCCTCTCTTATATATTTTAAATCATAAAAAGTCGAGCTTATAAAAATACGCGGTTTCATATCATTTCTCCTTAGTATTTTTCTTTTATAATACATCACTTATCACCCCTATTTCAACATTTTATGCTCTTTATTGTTTGATTCTTCCTAAACTGTGGTGAAAAAGACACCCGGCATCACCAGGTGTCCTCTCTCGGTTTTATTAGGTTGTGGGGGAACTGATCAAATGATTTAATATCTGTTCATCAATTCCAGTATAAGGATAGCAAACTTGCATACTAAACTTCAATAAACTAACATAAATAAAGATAAATTATGTTGGCAACTTTAAATGTGCCAGCGCTCTTCCATGCAATTTATGTACCCACTGCTCACTATAATCCATTTTCTCTGCAATCTCCCAGAATCTTAAGCCTTTCACATATCGGTAAAACAACACGTCGTTCTCATCCTCGTTCTTTATCTCCTTAATCTGCTTTTCGATAGAAACATAAGATTCAACGCAACTTTCCTTTTCTGCCCCAAGTTTTTCTACCAACGAATCAATCTTTGCCAACTCATCAGATAGATCCTTCTGGTTTCCGTTTCCATGCGGCATGCCCGAATAATCAATTGCCTTCACCGATGCAGCTAATTCTTTCAGTTCAATAATTTCATCATCAATACGGTTGATACGTCTTCTACTGGATCTGTATCCTCTCAGATATTCTTTCTTCCGGTTATTCTCATTCTTGATATTGTTTTCTTCCAGTCTCTGCTCCACCGGCATCTACTCCCTTCGTTATGTCTACTCCCATCTTCTTCAGGTAATCCTCCACTGAATAGCTCTGATAAGCTGGTGGTGTATGAAATCTCTCACTTGCTTTCGCATCATGGCTTTCTTCCAGCTCCTTATAGTGTTGCTGACTATCCAGCTTTACCTGTCTTCTGTCTCTTCCTCTGTTCAATCATTTCTCAGCTCCTTCGTCGTTTTGTTTTCTCGCATCAAATGCTGTCACATCAACATTAATTTTCACCATATTACGAACTTCCGAACTGATCGCATTTTTCAATGCCGACCTTCCTTCGTATGATGTCAGTTCGTATCGGACGACATCGTTCACATTAATATGCTCTACCGCATATTTTACCTGCTTCTTGATTTCTTCTCTCAAAATCTGCTGAGTCATCTCTCGTAATGTATTTCTGTTTAATCCAGCTTCTGACAGCATCTGTCTTACTTCTTGTCTTACTGCAATTTCTTCTACTCGCATCTTTTCTTCTCCTTCACCTCAAATTTCATATCAATCACAAGACTGACGTTTTCCTTTACCTCAACTTGCAATGCGCAACTGTTTGTATTTCCTTCTACACAACAATCAACAATGTCTGCAATGGTTTTTCGGAATCCTTCGCTTACTTCTACATGCATTTACTGCTCCTCCCTGTATGGTTCCGGCAATGGCATCCATGCATTGACAAATATTCCATAGCTTGAATATGATTTTTCATCATCTCCCGGATAGAATGTACCGCCTTCATCATTTTCTTCATATCTTGCGATATCTGGCATTGTTGCATTCTCAAATGATACCAATATGTAACTTTCATCCTCCGGCAACTTCTCACTACATGGAATCCATTTGCCAGGGACATTTGTGTCCTTAGCATCTTCCCCGTCCTCATACATCGCCAGTCTGTCTACCAGCTCCTGTTTCTTATTCGGAGACCAGTATCCTCGCTTTATACCGTTCTCTCTCTCTTATGTGTTAATCTCTCCATGATCTATTCCTCCGCATCATTCATTTTCGTCCGTGCACCTTTTTTATACTTTGTACACTCTTCAATCTTACAACTCCGGCTATGTTTCATGAGATCAGCATAATCACAGCTATTCACTGTCGGCCGGTTGCTCCGGAACTTACAAGTCTTGCACAGGTGCCGATCTGAATTGTCTACTGGTTCCTTTTCTTTCTTCCGGAATCTCGCTGCATGATACCCGACTGTTCCGAACGGGATACCGGTCTGATCAGCGATCTCACGATTGGTATATCCTTCCTCTACCAGTTTCCGGATCTTCTCTTTCTTATCATCGATATTGTCCGCCGGAAGATCTATCGTTTCTTCTTCCATCCTTTCCTCCGGCTTCTCTGGGGGGGGGTAATACTTTCCTGTGTTTCATGCACTGCCCGAATGATTTCTTCCGGATCTACCTGATCAGCTTCTGTCATCTCCTGCGCAGCCTGTTCAAAATCCGGATTTACAACTGCCGGGACATCTACCAGAAAGTGATTCTCTGGTTGATCAAGGATATCTGACAACGGCATTGCATTCATGCTGCCGTCTTCTCCCATCCAGAGTGCTGTTACCGGTTTGCCTTTTATGTAATATTCCAATGCTTCTTTTAAGTTCTTCTCTACTAACATTTATTTCGCCCCTTTCTGCAGATTCTTTAAGAATTCCACTAAATGAGTCTCACTGTCTTCGGTATGCACATACTGTTGATCAAACGTCTTTTCTCTTCCGTAGTACTTTTTATTCTTTTCCAGCAAATGAAAATAATAACTATCCTCTAACTCACCAGAATTCCAGTAATACTTTCTCTTTGGATATTCGGCTACTATCAATCTACTGCCATCCTCGAAATCATATTTGTAATAATTCACATCAATACGATCATCGTGATACCACAATCCCCAATCTTTATAATTTCTAAGCCACTCCTTCCGTTGATCATTATTCTTGAGTTTTGGAAGTTCTGGCTGTTTCGGTTCTTCTGGTGGATTCATCACCGTATCCAGATTGTGAATATATCCGGCCAGTGCTGCTACTAATATCTTCTGTTTCCGGATTCTGATATCATTTTGTCCAAATTCTTTCTCAGCCATCTCCAGATATATCTGAGCTTTCTGATTCTCTTCCCTGGCAATATCGATATCAGTTTTCTCAGATACTTCTTCATACAACTCCGACCTTACATCTTCTTCAGTTACAGGTTCTGCTGGGATATTCTCTTCGATTTCCACCACTTTTTCTTCCTGAACTTCCACCTTCTCCTGTTTATGCAAGCTCTTATAATGATTCCAACACTTCGCACATTCTTTCTGTCCTTCATGCTGATCTTCACGAGATGTTTCCCAGTTCTGCCTCGGACAGGTGCCTTGATCTGGCGGACAATCCATATTCACATTCTCAATTGCCGGCTGCTGTTTATCCTGTGCGACGTCGCACGCATCATCAAGCCATCCGCACCTGCTATTGCAATTCTGGTCACATTCCAAACAACAGCTATAGTTTTCTGAACAATATGCAGCTGCTCCACATATTCCACTTTTACTTTTTCCGGTGATACATTTTGCCGGACCATGTTTTTCTTCCGGAAGAATCTCCGGATAATCCTCTACACACATCTGCCCAGGTACCTGCTCTGGGATCTCTTCTTCAATTTCTTCCGGTTCAGGATCCGGTGTACGTATTCCCCGAATTTCTCTTGCCGTCATATCCGGCTTTACTTCTTCCATCTGTTTATCATCCAGATACAACATTTCCTGCAGCTGACTTTTCCCAAAGCTTATATATTCTTCTGACAGTATCGGTGTATTACCATTCTTGGGGAACCTGTCGTTCATTGCCATCCATCTGGATGCTGTTGATCTTTTGATACCGTAATTATCTTCTGCAAATTCCCATATTGATTTATATCCATCTTCCAGAAATAAGCTTTTATCTCTGATCAGCTTCAGGTAGAATCCTATTGCCACAAAATCTCTCGACATGTTCTGCAGCTTCTCCTTGATGATATCTTTCGTTTCTGTGTAATTAAGCTTTTCGTACCACCTAATTTCCTCCATCTTTCTTTTCCCTTTCCCACATATCGTGCAAAGTCTGTACACGAATCGCTATCCACAACACCAAATCAATCACATCACACTGTCTTCCATATTTCTCAATCACAGCATCCTTCGCTTCGTTGAACTGCCTCATGTTGTGTGATTTTGTGTAATCTCTGTATAACTTCCAGCAATCGTTGTACATTGCTGTGACTCGCTTGTCATATTCTTCCATATTCCACTCCTTTGTTACCGAATGTTACCGTTTTTAATGCTTGTTACCGAAACGCGGAAACCGTTATAAGCCTTGAAAACACTGTGTTTTCTGGACTTTTCGCCGTTCGGTTACCGAGTTACCACACATTTTCCCATGTAGGAGAACTTATTTTTCTCACTTTCGCATATTTTTATCTTCCCTATAAGGGTAAAAATTGACTGGTAACTTTGGTAACGGGTAACTTTATTTAAATGGCAACTCCTCCTGCTCATACATTTCCATCGCCTCTACTGACTCAAATCCATCCTCATCCAGATTCTCGTTCAGCTTCAAGAACACGCATCTTACAGGATTCCCGCCTACCTTTTTCACCTTTGTCATTCGTCCGCCCTGTGTCTCGATCAGACCTTTCCGGTCCGCCCATGACAGGAATGCTTTGTCAGAAAATCCACCATTTTTACATAGATCCTTGAATGCCTGATTGTAAATAATAGCTCTTCCTTCTTCCAGAATTCCCCACTGCTCAACTTTGTTTTCCGCATCAAATTTCTGCTCATTCATTGCAATCTTATCTTTCAAATACCGGTAGCAGCGTTCATTATCACTAAGATCGTTCCTGTTGATCAGAACGGTTTTTGCCTGTTTGATTGTGATATATTCTCCGTCCCGGAACAAATAATCTGTTGCAACTTTATCTGCAGTAAGAAGGATCGCCAACGACAAGCTCTGCTTTTGCATTGCCTCATCATCCTTAAGCTCTTTCTGGAACTCCTTCTGCATCCGCTGCAGTTCTTCTTTGCCGATACTTTTCAACGCTTCTATGTACCTTTTTCCTGCCATGCCATAATTCTTCTTTACAAGCTCTGCAGTCTCTTGCGGATCTTCATAAACATTATCCTTGCATTCAACTTCCAGAATACGGTTAATCGCACCACCCTGAGACACGTATGAATTCAACGGACGTTCTCCATTGGTCAGAATGCAGTTCCGCCACCGATTCTCCCTGTTAATGCCAAGCTCCTTGTTTGATCGGCTCTTTCCTTTTCCGGAACACATGTCGTATACCATGCCTTCAAAATTATCCCGAATCCGGCTACTGGTTTTACTGGTATCATCCAGGATCATTGGTAGATGATTTAACATATCTGCCTTTGCTTCCAGAGCCACTTCTGTAGTCTTGAAATCTCCGATATATGCTGATTCATCCGGATTCGCCCAGATTGATGCAGCAACCATAAGAGATACTGTTTTACCTCCTTCTGTTTCTCCCCAGAGATCTACGATAAACGGTAGTCCTCCCAGGAGACTAACCAGAACGCTCGCAAAAGATGCAGCCATCATAAATTTTATTTCCAACCGGCCGGACTTCCGGAGCTTCTGCATATGGCTCTGCCAGATTTTCCAGTTTCCACGCTCTGATACACTGTCATAGGTCTGACGGAACCGTTGATCTCCATCAAACACAATCTCCGTGTCATAAGGAATAAAATCGTTCTGGATCCAACCAAGCTTACTGGTGGAGTACTGAACCTTGATATGGCTGTCGTTCATATTCTCCACATCTGACAGAAAACGTACCAATAGCTTTGCATTTTCCGATGTAACAGAAATGCCTCTTCCTGAAAGAGCTACGATCTTGCTAGCAGATGTCACCATTGTTTTAGGGACAATAATCTCATCCCATCGTCCATTTCGCTTATATGCGATTTTAATTTGCTCTTCGCCAGTCTCTAAGTTCTTCATACGTTCTATTGGCAGAATTGGATGATAGCACGCAACTGTTTCCACTTGGCTGTCGTTCTGTGCGAATATACCATCTTCTCCGGCAACCCACGCTCCGCAGAACATGTTATTATATGGTCCTTCAAAGTTCGTCCACTTGTCCAACATTGCTATTGGCTTCTTGCGCTCCCGCTGCTTTGCCTCCCGATCCACTTTCTTGTATGCTTTTAACAACTCTTCGAACTTCTTCTTTACTCCAAGCTCTGCAGCTCGATCTGTCAGTGAAAGGATCATTCGAGCCTTCATTATCTCGTCTTCCTGGTCGAATATCTCTAAAAAGATATCCTCTGCCAATATGCTTTTACTATCCAGCCTTGCTAAAGGCTCCATGTGATCACCTTCTTTTTTCTAATATTTCTGCATGATATAATTCAAGCTGCAGTGCATTGTAACAATCGCACCACGCATCTGATAATGGCTCTGACCGGTCAAGGGACTTCCGGTATATTGCTATCAGATCATTATTTAACTTTCGTTTTTGCCGGAATCTTTCTTCCTGCTTTTCCCGCATCAGCTTCTCTTTCTTTGCATGATACACAGCCAGGGAAGACTTAAAAGATGGATCGTAGCCACCACCCAGCATCCGGAAAGCTTCCTTAAATGAAATACCATAAAACATTTCAATAAAAGTAAAGATATCTCCATTTGCTCCGCATCCAAAGCAGTTGAAATCTTTGTCGTAAATTTTCATGGAAGCTTCCCGATCACCTTTGTGAAACGGGCACTGAATAAAACTTGATCGGTTCGGTTGCGGAAGTCCGCATTTATTTAAAATGTCCCGCATACTGTATGTTTGTTTAATCTCCTCACTGGTCATCTAGGGTCACCGCCCCCCCCCTGATAGGATCCGCATGATCTCTTTGCCGGTATCTTTTTTCTCACAAAATTCAAATCGGACATTGTATCGATCACGAATGGTACACAGGGATTTGTACAGCTGATTCCCATCAACCGCCTTAGCTGATACCACATACTTCTCTCGCTTACCATTCACCATGCGCCACCGGACTTCATGCTTCCTGGGATTCTCCCAGAACCACACATCTTCCAGACTCTGGATATCTGGACCATGCTCCACCAAAATCACAAGCTGTATCCCTGCATTGATTGCCTTCAGAAGCTCTCTCTTGAATCGTTCATGCTGCTGGCAGACGTTCCCGCATAGCTCCTGCAGATTTTGCTTCCGATCGATGATGAGCCTGGGGTTATCCAGACTCATATAATCACCGACCAATAATTTACTTGAAAAATGCTTTACGCCATTATCATCAAATGTCTTAAGAATTTTGCGAATAGCACGCTGCTTTTCTCTTGTATCAATTTGTATATCCACTTACATCACTCCTAGTTAAATGGCAGTTCCTCATCAATGCCATCCGGAATATTCATAAATCCATCCCCTGCAGGTGTGGATCCTTGCGGATACCCATTAATGTGATTCTTATAAGCTCTTGTCTCGTTCATATCCGGCACTGCAGCATCGGCGACCTTGTCCACACTTACAAACCAACGAAGCACCCTCTTCTCCATCTCTCTGCCATCATAGTAGTCCATCTGGGGACCATACACGCCGCCAACCAGTTTTCCCTTGAACTGCTGACCGAAATTATCTCCCCACTGCGTTGCGAATCCCTTGTTGGAATGTTCCACGCAGGTCAAAAATGTCTTAAATGAACGGCTGCAGTCCCCATTCTCATCTTCTGTCAGAATGTATTGGGTTGCCTGATTTGACCATTTCTTGTCTGGACGGATATCATTCTTGAATGATTCTGCAAAATATCCCGCCTGCTTATCTCCTGGAGCGAAATCAAAGAACACAACAATCATTGGTTTATTGGTCTTTGACATTCGTTCCTCAACCTGTTTAATTACCAGTGTATGTCCTCCAAGCTCAACGGGAGTAAATTCTCCCTGAGCCTGTGTATTTTCATAATTGTTTGGCTTTTTCATTTTAATAGTCCTCCAATGCTTTCATTACTTCTACAATATCGTTATCAATCTCCATCTGGTCAAATGCTCCCATTGGAGATTTTGCCGTACTATTGTTTGCCTGAGTTTCAAATTTATATGCTCCATCTACGCACTTGCTAAGCAGTACTGTAGTGAACTTACTTTCCAGACAAATCTTGTCCAGCTTCTTCCCAGAGGTTTTGATTCTGGTAAACATATAACCGGCTTCATCGTGATCTGTCTGTGTATGTGCCGTGAAAATAATTGTCAGATCATCCCTGTATGTATATGCTTCGCAGACCAAATCCCAGACACACGCTGCAAGATCTACCCATTTGTCATAACCTTTTTCCTTACTCCGGCGCATCTCATCAGCTACCATCAGTCCGTTGACTGTATCAACTACAATCACTTTGACTCCAGGGCAAGCTTCTGCAATTCGTTTAATATACTGACGGACAATATTTGCATCGTCGCATGCCAGATAGTTTTTATTTTCTTTGTTATACTGTTTTCTCCATCCCTTCCAAGAAAGTCCTTTCTTATCAGCATCAATATAATATGTTGTCTTTGGATCTAAATTTCTCATAGATGTTGTTTTGCCGGATCCTGATTCTCCCATAATACAAATAACTTTACTCATCTTCCTCTTCCTCCTGCTTCTGAGTAATGGAATAACTCATCTTCCCAATACCGTATTTTTTAAATGTATTAATGATTTCACCAGCTTCCGTCAGTTCAGACACCCTGAAAGCTGCTGTTTCTTCTAAATCAATTCCGTGATCTGATGTATATTTCTGCGTTACTCTTACTTCCCACATATCCATATCTCCTATCGAATTCTTAATCCTTCGCTCTGCTCCAAATGCGCAAAATCTGCCGGGTTATCTTTAAGCCACTTCTTGAGTGAAGCCTTGTCCAGCTTCGGATCCTGCTTAATCCAGTACTCTTCTGGAATCTTATCTTCCTGATCAACTACAACTGATGCCGGATTCTTCTGAATATTAAATCCGAATAAAGCTGTCTTAAATTTTCTCTTTCCGGTATCGATCATTGCCTTCTCAAGATATTTTTTTACTCTATCAGCATTGTTGGAGATCACGTCTTTTCTCGCTTTTAAACGCTCAATTTCTTCGTTGATCACACTTGTCACACCATTCAGTTCACGGATCAGCTTTGCACAGTTATCCGCCTTTGCTTCGATTTCTCCATCCACACCTTCTAATGTGTCCTGCAGCACCTCTGGATCAACGGAGTCATCCTCCATCATCTCCAAAAGCTGTCTATATTCCTCTGTTAATTCATATAATGTTGCCATATCTCTACCTCCGACTATTCTTTGTCATACACCACTTGCTCTGCAGCCTTTACGATCAAAAGACTTGCAATCTGCTTAAGTGATAAAGTTGATTCATTATAAATCTCTACCAGTGCGTTATATGCTTCCGATGTTACTTTAACCACCATCTGATCATCTACCGGCTGTTTCCTTCTGGCCGGAATATGTATCTTTCCATCACTCATGACTGTTCTCCTTCTGCAATACAGGGAAGTCTTTTAACATCTTTTCCATCCACTGCTCCACATCCCGATCGCCAAGTCCGATGATATCTTCTCCCAGAACCAGTCCAAAGATCGCATCGCCGGCAATCATGCAACCATGCTCCTCAACCCCATAGAATGTAGAAGCTACCGTATTGTAAGAAAGTCCTTTGATCAATCCTTCTTCATCGACCAGCATGATTACCGGAGCTTTAAAGTAATCCCACATCTTTTTTGTCTTCACGGTCTCAAAATATCCGCCGACTGCCTGATGGATAGATCTGAAATCCTTAAAATCTACATTGACGATAGAGATCTTATTATCCGTTGTAATTTTCAGCGTCTTCATCTTTTCTCCTCCGCCTGTTTAATGGCTTCCTTTGTAATACTTACCAGAACTTCCTTTGCCGGTTCTTCTGGCATATGTCCGCGAAGTGATCTATACATTGCCGCTGTAACTCCTTTATATTCCTTTATCAGTTCTGCTCCTGATCCAAGTAGTTCTACCTGGCATCCCGTTATTCCGCTGCAAACGGACTGTGATGTTGCTTTAATCATTTGACTAATTTCCTTTCTTCTCATATAATATAGTTGACTAATTTCTTGAGCGCCCAAAGCTTGCCGGCTTATACGGGTGCTCTTCTTATTTCCACGTCAGATCAAATATCTGTCTTAACTGATCCGGCGTATAGATTTTTGCTGATGGCACCGTCACACAGCTGATCAGGTAGTTTCTCCGCACCTCTACGGTGTTTGACTCCTTACTGATTGCATCTAAGTGCTCCCGGATTCTTTCCAGTTCTTTCTGGAACTCATGATCGTCCATCAGTCTTGGTATCTCTTGCAATGTCCTCACCTCCTTCACTTTGCAAACAACCAGATAAACAACACTGCATCGAATGCAAGCCCGATTACTCCGCCGATCAGCAGCTCAAACACCACTTCCCGGACGATTCTCTGCCATTTTGTTCTTGGCCCTCTTCTTTTCATGCTTGTCCTCCCTTCTACCGCCTAAGCGGTTTTCTCTTTCTGGTATCCCAGATATCCAACAGCTACACGATTCAGCTCATTCACGATTTTTTCTCGTTCCTCTGCAGATAATGTAGCCATGTCTCTCTCTACTCCATCGATGATCACGATGTTAATATGTTTCAAAACTGCATCACCTCTTTATAGGTTATGTATTATGGTTTGTACTTGTTGCGGTTCTTTGGTATAATTTTCCTATCAAATGATGAAAGGAGAAATCCACATGAATAGTGATGCAACCATCATCCACCCAAGATTTACTTATACCGAAAAAGCTTACCTCCCAAATACATCCAATGTTTTTATCATTGTCGAAGAAACAATGAAATTAATGGAAAATTATTTTAAAAAGAGTGCTCCTGCTTTTCAAATTGTAAATAATCTTCGTTTTGATTATCCAGAAACCACCAATACATATGATGAGATTCATATTTGTTGCATGGATACCTCTTGGTCTCAAATAGTGTTTCAGTTTTCTCATGAGTTTTGTCACCTTCTGATAGGAAATCCTGTTCCACCAAGTATGCGTTGGTTCGAAGAAAGTGTCTGCGAACTTGCTTCATTATTTTTTCTTGAGAAATTAGCAATAATATGGGGGCAAAGCGGACTTCTTGCACATCCTGAATATGCACCATCCCTCATCTCCTATCGCACCAATCGAATCAATTCCGTAGAAGACTTGAAAAATCCTTCGGATCTTTCCGATCCTTCTTCTGCTATCTGGAAAGATGCTATTGCGAATTGCTATAATAGAAATTTCAATTTGCAAATTGCTAAATTACTACTTCCTGTCTTCAGCAAATATCCTCAATTATGGGAGACGGTTCCTCTTTTAGGTAGATTGCCAGCGCAAGATTCTGTCTCACTCCCTATGTATTTAGGTATCTGGCGTATCCTCGCAGGTGATTCTTACAAGCAGCCTCTTAACGAATTGGCCAGTATTTTTCATTGTTCCATATAAGACCAATTCTGCCATTTTTCATTTTCTTGACGAACCCAAAATTCTGCCCCGCTACCGTTGTAATAGATATATATTTTGTAACCTGTTACTTCTGGTGGCTCTGGTCTTCCACCAAGCAAAATGTCTTCCCTTTTTGCCATAAAATGCCCCATAGCAAAAGAAATAGTTTTTTCAAGTTGTCCATACTCAACACCCATAGCACCCGGCATTCCTTTTGGACCTCTATGATTATCTGATGCTTTCAACTTTCTCCCTCCCTTCTTCTGAACCTGTTTCATCTGTTACAAACTACTAATTACTTTCCTCTATTGTTGGAATATTGCTCATACTTATTTTTATGATTTCGTTTCACTCGAATCTTTGTATTTCTCGAAGTCTTACCTTTTGTCTTTCCAGTAAAATGATTTAAATTATATCCAAACATTGTCTTTTTTCCCTTGTCCTCCTATACTTTTCTTACAGGGTATGCCAGTACCTAAGTAATAAAGAAAGGAGTATGCATATGCTTAAAATTTATGCTTGTCTCGCCGGTGATTGGGTTTGTCTTACCGATGATCCTGATTGCACGATCGGTGAAAACAAGAAATCTCCTAGTGTTTGGTGGGAAGAAAACGCTTCCATTTATTCACCTGGAAAACGTCCTTCTGATCTCCTTGATAGCTTTTATGGACTAGATTATGTTCATATTAGTTATAAGGGCAATGATTGGAGAATTAATCCAATTTACCTCCAAATCGTGAACGGATAGCTTTTTTTACATTTTCAGAATCGGTGAGTTGAAGACCTCTCTTTGATTCACCGATTTGCCGATCAAACTCAGAATCGATGCCTTCTCGCAACTTAACCCATTCACAATATGAAATGCCTCTCAAAGCCTTTATATATTTATCCACTTTCATCACTCTCCTTTCTCTGAACCTGTTTCATCTGTTGCAAATAAGTAAGCATTATGCAGCCTGTTCAATCACCGGAACATATCCATGTTTCTTCAATTCCTCATATAAGAAAAGTCTGCCTTTCTGCGTCCATTCGGTCTGCATCGTGACATCTGCTCTGCCATCAGTTCTTGTAATATCAATGGTCCGGCTATGCACATATCCGCCATTCTGATATTTTGAGTACAGCACCCACTGTCCGCCGACCTTATACTGAATCTTCAATTCCTTAAGAATCTTGTTCAGTTTTCTCCCGCTCATTCCATAGTCTTTTGCGATCTGCGTAATAGTTACCAACGACTTTGACTGTAGAATCATATCCACATAATTGGCTTTTGGTTGCAGTTCTGTGATAATCTGCTGTTGCTCAACTACCTGCTCACCAAGGAATTTACATCTGCCTTTCAAAGACTCGATCGAATGGTTCGCCATCTTTAATGCTCTTGCCATAATCTGCTCCGGTGTGTTCCAGGCTTTCTCAAGATCTATGAAATACTGACGAATCTGTTTTCCTTCCGGTGATCTCTGGATCATACAAATCTGTTTTGCCATGTCAATGGAAATGTCCGCATCTTTTGAAGGTCTTCCCCCTTTTGAAGAGGTTTCGCTCATTTTTGAGCAAAAGTCTTTTCCTTCCTCAAAACCATATTCGCACATTCTTGGAAACCAGTCCTTAAAAGCTGTCTTGATATTTAACTGTTCGTGTAGATCTCTTGCTGATACTGTTGGCTGTTCTGTTTCATAATTAATTTTTAATACTTCGTTCATTCAATCTCCTTTTGAGTAGTGTCTTTTTTAGTTACTTATTGCTTTCCAACTGTACCTCCCCTATACTTAATTCACAGGCACTGTCATGCCGAGTATAAAAGAAAGGAGTTTAATAAAATGAAAGATTTTAGCGAATTTCAAAAAGAACTGTATGAATCTGGAAAAATTAATGAATTTATCCAATCTCATGCTCCATCTGACGATGAAGACCTTGACTTTGACTTATCTTCATCTGATGGCATTGCGCATTTAATGGGAATTTCTCAGGCTTCCATGATTCTTACCTTTATGGATTGCCTTTCTGCTTATCATGAATGGCTTTCAGAGCAGATTGACAAATAATTTCCCCGGCTTTCTTCCCATCAACTACAGGTTGTGGGCGCTTTGTAGCGTACTTGGCTCTGGCGGTTAATAATTCTGCCAGAGCCTTTATTACCTCTGGTAAACGACTATCGCAATCCCTTATGTCCAAACCGTTTTCTATTTCATTCTGTACAGATTCGCACAATCTTTTTATAATTTTGTCTACTTCTTCAAGCATACTCCTCACTCTCCTTTCTCTGAACCTGAAATTAATTCATCTACAGCCACATCGAAATATCCAGCCAAAATTTTAAGCTTTGCTATCTTCGGTTTACTCCTTCCTGATTTCCAATCAGAAAAAGTAGACTTCGGAATCCCTGTATCTTTTGCTACCCTATAGTCAGATACACCTTTTTGATTTCGAAGTTCTACATATCTTTCATACATAAAAATAATCACCTCATTTCCGAACTTTCTATTGATTTTAGTTCGGAAATCAGATACAATATATTTACCAGATACATTGACAAATGAATTAAAACTTAATTCTGTTTTGATTTCCGAACTTTGTAGCTTTATTATAGTGCGGATTTCAGAACTTGTCAATAACTTTTTGTACTGATTTCAGAATTTATTATTTAGAGGTGTATTATGTATGAAATTTATTGCAAGTTAAGAGATTCCAAAGGGATGAAAGATTCTGACGTGGCAAAGGCTACTGGAATCACAAAATCCACTTTTTCAGACTGGAAAAATGGTAGAAGCAATCCTAAAGATGCTAAATTACAGAAGATAGCTGATTTATTTGGTGTAACTGCCGAATATATTCGCACTGGAAAAAATACCAACGAATACTACACAAACAACGAAACTGCACAAGTAGCACAAGAAATATTTGAAAACAAAGAACTGAAAGCGCTGTTTGATGTCCAGAAAGATATGGATCCGGACGACTTAAAAGCTCTGCACAGCATGGCTCTCGCGCTTAAACGAAAGGAACGTGGTGATATTGACGACACCGGATGTTAATGTCGTTCTTATGGACTTTCCTAGTAAAAAAGGAAATGAAATGGTTGTTCCGAACGAAGACGGAAGCTTCACGATACTGATCAATGCAGGATTGAATTATGAATCCCAGCTTAAGGCATATGAACATGCCATGAGTCATATAACAAATGATGACTTTTCGAAAGGTAATGTACAAGAAATCGAATACTATGCTCATCATCTACACAAGGATCCTGAGCCGGCTCAAATCTATCTTGATCGCATCAAGCAACTGCAAGCGGAACAAAGACGATTAAAGAAGCGGATTGCTCGTGATCAGAAACGTGTTGAATTTATTCAGGAACATTGCGATATGTTCCACCGAGCTGAACACCACTATCTATATGGTGATGATTTATAAAATATGA